GATCTAACAAACCTGTTGATGTATATCATTTTTCTCAGAACACCGATCCTGGGTTTACTCAGTTTGATTTAAATAAAGTACCTTTCTTTGAAATGGGTCCTCATGTAGGATCCACACCTAAAGCAGCTGAAGACCGATTTATGGACTTAACCTATGGTTTTGGTGGCAGACAAATGGCTAAAGATATCGCTAAAAAATCTGGTATAGATTATGGCACGGCTTTGTCTCAAATGAGACTACCTCCTGTTAGTGGTAATGTTGGTTACGGAAAACAGTTTAATCAGCCTATACCGAGAAAAACTTTAGGTGGTTCTATTCCTTTAAAAGCTAATTTAAGTAAACCTTTTTTAAATCCTAAAACAGACAAACCTTTTACAGAAAGTGGTTTGAATGATTATCAGGCGGAACAATACAGTATCTTCAAAGGAGAAAATTTTACTGCGGATGATATTTTAGGAGAAGACCCTAGAGTTAATGTACAGGACGTAAAACAATTTATTAGATCTCACGCTAAGGAGTTGGCGGCAAAAGGGTTTACTCATGTGCCTTATGAAAATGTGGTAGAGGGTGTAGGCGATTTAAGTTACGTTATGTTAATAGACAGACCAAAAGATAGTGCAGCTGTGTTGAAGGGCAAGTTTGGTAAGAACGATCCTACACAGAGAACCAATCCCGACATAATGAAAGAGGACGGCGGCGTGATATCTTTGAAAGACAAAGCGGTCAACATGAACCGCGGCCCACGGGGCATTATAGGCTTAAAGGACAAGGCTGTTAATATGTATAGACCTATGGTATAATAGGAAAAAGGAGAATTACATGGCAAGAGAACCGATAGGCAGCATGATGGAAGGCGTACCGTCTCAGCTGGACGTAGAAGATATGGCTGCAGAAGTCGAGATAGAAATGCCTGACAGTCTGGACATGGGACCTGTTCCAGAAAACGTAGAAATTATAGAAGAAGACGATGGTAGTGTTGTTGTTGATTTTGAGCCACAGGATCAACGAGGCACGACTGAAGATTTCTCAGCTAATTTAGCTGAAGAGATGCCTGATGGTTTACTTGGTAGGATTGCCAGTGAGCTAACAGGTGAGTTTGATGAGAACAAAAGTGGTAGACAGGAGTGGGAAGATGCTTTCGCTAACGGTTTGGAGTTGTTGGGATTTAGTTACGAAGAAAGATCACAGCCCTTTCGAGGCGCGAGCGGTGTCACGCACCCCTTGCTTGCCGAGTCCGCCACGCAGTTCCAAGCTCAAGCGTTTAATGAATTGTTGCCGCCTTCTGGACCCGTGCGAACAACAGTGCTTGGATCTAGTACTCCTGAAAAAGAGGATCAAGCTCAACGTGTAAAGGAGTTTATGAATTACTACATAACGTGCATTATGGAAGAATACACACCTGAGTTAGATCAGATGTTATTCTTTTTACCACTAGCGGGTAGTACGTTTAAGAAAGTGTATTATGACGAGAACTTAGAAAGAGCGGTAAGTAAATTTGTACCTGCTGAAAACCTTATTGTTCCTTATAACACTAGTGGATTAGAAACGTGTCCTAATATCACACAAGTCTTAAAGATGAGCTTGAATGATCTTAGAAAACGTCAGGTTGCTGGATTTTATAGGGATATACCTGTTATTCCAGCTCAATCTGAGTCAGGCTCTTTAGCAGATGAGATTGAAAGAATTGATGGAATGTATCCATCACAGATAGATTATGACTGTACTTTACTAGAATGTCATGTGGATCTTGATTTAGAAGGTTATGAAGAGGTTGGCGAAGATGGTGAACCTACAGGTATTAAAGTACCGTATCTTGTAACCATTTCACAGGATAACGGACAGGTACTGTCGATTCGCAGGAATTACAGAGAAGATGACGAGAAGAAGACCAAGATACAGTATTTTGTACATTATAAGTTTCTTCCAGGCTTTGGGTTTTATGGATTAGGGCTGATACATACAATAGGTGGATTAGCGAGAACCGCGACTTCTGCTTTGAGGCAGTTAATTGATGCTGGTACATTATCAAATCTTCCAGCAGGGTTTAAGGCCCGCGGTCTACGGATCAGGGATGATGACGAGCCTCTACAACCTGGTGAGTTTAGAGATGTAGATGCTCCAGGTGGTGATATAAAAGCCAGTTTAATGGCCTTACCGTTTAAGGGACCCGACCAGACTTTGATGGCATTGTTAGGCTTTGTAGTTGATGCGGGACAACGATTCGCTACCATAACGGACTTGAAAGTGGGCGATGGTAATCAGCAGGCGGCTGTGGGTACGACTATAGCTATGTTGGAACAGGGCTCACGGGTCATGTCTGCCGTTCATAAACGATTACATTATGCGATGAAGTTAGAATTTAAGTTATTATCTAAAGTCATGTCTGAGTTTTTACCTGACGAGTATCCTTATAGTATTACGGGTGTTGATGGCAATGTACGCAAAGAAGATTTTGATGACAGGGTTGATGTATTACCTGTATCTAATCCGAATGTATTTAGTCAGGCTCAAAGGATCTCCTTGGCACAGACCAAAATGCAGTTGGCTACGTCAGCTCCTGATATGCACAACATGTACGAAGTGTTTAGGGATATGTATGAGGCTTTGGGAGTAAGAGATATAGACAGGGTTTTGAAGAGAACTCCAGAGCCAGAGTCGATACCAAAGGATCCTGCTCAAGAAAATATAGATGTATTAGATCAAATAAAGCTGGTAGCTTTTGAAGGGCAATCTCACGAGGCTCATATCATGGCTCATATGGTTTTTGGTTCAACGCCGTTAATCGCTCAGTCCCCTGCTATGGCGGTGTCATTACAGAAACATATTATGGAGCACGTTAAGATAGGAGCCCGTGAGAGAGCTGCCGTTGATTTGATACAAGCTGGAGGTGGACAGGCTATTACAGAAGAACAGATGATAGATATGGAAGCCAAGACAGCTCAGTATGTTGCGGAAGGTATGTCTCAGCTCAAAGCACTAAGTGGACAGCTAAGTGGTCAGGGACCTGATCCTTTAGTTGAGTTAAAGGGCAAAGAGCTAGAACTTAAAGCGCAGGCGGAACAGAATGATAATCAAGTTGATCAAGCCAAGCTTGGATTGGAAGGCCAGAAAGTACAACAGAGAGATGACCAGTTTCAACAGAGGTTGCAAAGTCAGGAGAAAATTACACAAGCAAGGATAGATTCAGCAATGGATAGAGAATTATTGAAACAACAAAATAATAACCAAGGAGGTCAAGGTGGCTAAAGATAAAAAATCGGAATCAGAATTAAGAAAAGAGTTTTTTGATGGACCTGCGTCAGACACAATGAGCTTAGAACAATTCTTCATGCGTAATGGACGAGGGGATCTTGTTAAGTCGGTTAAGATGAAAGACGGCGGAGAAGTTTTTTCTATGAACTCTGAGTATTATAAAGAGTTTCTATAAAAGTGACTGCCTTCATGTTGGTTTGTTATTTAGGCCTTAAACTAGAAGGCGGGATATATTTTAAAGATGTGAACCATTGTATTATGTACAAAAATAAACTGCATGACCAAATTGTTATGAAAGGTGATGAAAAAGAAACATATCAATGCATGTGCAAACTTATACCAAAAATAGATCCTAATACAGTACAGGTGTATTAATGACAGATGAAAAAAAGAAAATAATAAATTTAGATTTAGGACAAAACAGTTTTGAACTATCTTTAAGGATTTTGGGAAATGAGTTTGTTGCTATAAAAATAGGGTCTACTAACTTTAGTGGTAAATTAATAGCAGGAGGTATCTTGTTATTATTCTTTACTTTAGTTTTACTTGAAGGATTTGGATTGAATGAGATTTTAATAAAATGAATGTAGAAACTTTTTTAAAATGGAAGATCCTACCTCGACTGATGATGCTTGCTAGTACAGTCATGTCTTGGCGTTGTGCTGAATGGTTTATGGGTTTAGATACACCCACTGCAAGTCAATCAGCCTTTGTATCTGTGGTTATGGGTGTTATGACAGGTGTATTTGGCATATGGATGGGTCACGAACATAAAGGAGACAATAATGTTAACAGCGTTAATAGGACCAGTAAGTAATCTTCTTGGGAAATTTATAGAAGATAAAGACATGAAGAATAAGCTGGCACACGAAGTGGCCACTATAGCAGAGAGCCATGCTCAGGAGCTGGCCAAAGGTCAGATAGAGATCAACAAGACAGAAGCGCAGCATAAGTCCATCTTTGTAGCGGGCTGGCGGCCCTTTATCGGTTGGACATGCGGAATTGCACTATGTTGGCATTTTGTCTTAGCACCCGTTACTATATTTGTATGTGCTTATTTAAATGTTGTTATACCAGAATTGCCAAGTTTTGATATGGGTTCACTTATGACTGTTTTGATGGGAATGCTCGGATTGGGCGGACTTCGCAGTTTTGAAAAGTACAAAGGATTAACAAAATGAAAAAGAAAAACGTAAAAACGGTGAAGAAAGTAATCACTGGTCTTAAAAAAGCATCTAAGCTTCATGCAGGACAGGCTAAAACATTAACTAAATTAGTAAAGAAGAAAACATAATGAAATTGTTTTGGGCCTATCTATTTATAAGTAAAGTTTTTACTAAAATTGGAAATTTCTTTTATCACAAGCATGTATCAACATTAAAAAAGAAACAGCGCTTGACTAAATAATGCGAATATATAAGATAGACTCGGAGTATATGAGGTTTTTATATAAATGAATGAGATAAATCTGTCATTAACGGTTTTCAAGCTTATCAAAGATAGAAGGGATCTTATACTCAACACTTTAGAGTTCAACAATGTAAAAAACATGGAGCACTACAGGGAGATTATGGGTGAGTTAACGTCTTTGGGTTATATTGAATCAGAACTTAAAAATATACTAGACAAAAATGAACAAGAGGAAGTTTAAATGGAAGAAGTCAATTCAGAATTAGAACAAACTTATGTTGATCCTAAAGATAGGGTTTTAGATCCTAGTCTTATTGAGCAAAGTTTGATTGAAAGAATGCCACATCCTACAGGCTGGAGGATCCTTATATTACCTTACAGAGGAAAGGGTAAAACAGAAGGAGGCATTTTGTTACCAGATAAACTTGTAGAAGAAGGACAAATATCTACTCAGGTGGGTTATGTTTTAAAAGTTGGGTCTTTAGCTTATAAAGACAAAGAGAAATTTCCTGCAGGATCATGGTGTGCAGAGAAAGATTGGGTAATGTTTGCCCGATATGCTGGTTCACGTTTTAAAATAGATGGCGGAGAAGTCAGAATTTTAAATGACGATGAAATTTTAGCTAAAATTAATGACCCTGAAGACATTTTACATTATTAGAGGTGAACATGAGTGGAAAAGAAGCACAAGCTGAGTTAGACTTAGATCTAGGAGAAGATGATGGCCCCGATGTTGAGGTTACTCTTGAAGAACAGCCGCAAGATGCAGATAATGCAAATAATCTTGAGGTATCAGAAACTGAAGATGAGTTTAAAAAAAGTGAAAATCAAACTCAGAAAAGGATTAATCGTCTTACCAAGAAAATGCGTGAAGCTGAGAAAAGCGCTGAAGAAGCAACTAGGTTTGCACAAATAAAAGCTCAAGAAAACCAAGAGTTAGCTCAAAGACTTAATCAAATGGATACAAGCTACGTTGATCAATATAGTGGTCGCGTGGAATCTGAACTAGCCCAAACAGAATCCGCTTTGAGAAGCGCTATGGAGATTGGTGACACCGATGCCGCAGTAGCCGCTCAAAGAAAAATGACACAGCTTGCCGTAGACGCGGACAGAGCCTCTCAGGCTAAGTCAGCTAATGAGAGACGGCAAAGACAACCTAATAGACCCGCAGCACAGCCTGTGGCTCAAGCAGCCCCTAAGCCTGATGCTAAAGCAGAACAGTGGGCTCAAAAGAATGATTGGTTTGGCGAAGACAACGCCATGACTTATGCAGCATTTGGTATTCATAAGGAACTTGTTGAATCAGAAGGTATTGACCCGAAGAGCGATGAGTACTATGATACATTAGATAGGCGTATGAAGGAAGAATTTCCTCATAAGTTTAGAAACGGAACTCAGAACAAGCGGCCCGCCCAGACGGTTGCATCTGTAGATAGGTCCGTTGCATCTGGGCGCAGTAGTGGGAACAAGGTTAGATTAACTCAAAGGCAAGTAGCTATGGCTAAAAAACTTGGGGTTAGTTTAGAACAATACGCAAAATACGTTAAGGAGTAAAATAAATGGCACAACAAGACGAAATGTTTGAAGGTTCTATTAAGAGAGCTCCTCGCGCAACACAAACAAGGGAGAAGGCGGCAGCGCGTAAGCCGTGGGCTCCACCATCCATGCTGGATGCACCGCCCGCACCAGATGGCTTTAAACATCGATGGATACGAGCGGAAACTCGTGGTTTCAATGATACCAAGAATGTTTCTGCAAAAATGAGAGAAGGTTGGGAGCTCGTTAGAGCTGACGAATATCCAGATTTTGAAGCCCCAGTAGTAGATTCGGGTAAATATGAAGGTGTGTTTGGAGTAGGTGGGTTAGTTTTAGCTCGAATGCCTGTAGAAACCATTGCTGAAAGAACGGCTTACTTTAATGAAAGAAAGCAAGACCAAATGAACGCAGTGGATCAAGACATGATGAGGGAAAACGCACATTCAACTATGACGATTTCTAAAGCGGATCGTCAATCTCGTGTAACCTTTGGCGGTCCTAAAAAATAGGACGG